ATCACTACCTAAAGCGAGATAAGGCTGGTTTACCAAATGAATCCCATTCTCGTAGGGAATATAGATATTGCTAAATCTTAGATAATTTACCCTACTTATTTGTCCGTTGAATCCTTCAAACCAATAATATCTAGGATCTACTGTTCTGATAATGTCTAAGTATGCCTTTCTTTTTTTAATCTTGTAACTCACTTCTGAAAATGACTTACCAAAGGGGATAAATGTCAGCATTTGTGAAACGACATTTAACCAACTACCTTCCATTGCGTTGATTGAGTTTCTGACAAAACTTTGAATATCATGGTCAGGATGTTGATATTTATCTAGCATAGAAACACCCAGCAATATTCGCAAATCGTTAGCCGCGCTGGCTACTGGTGAATCTTTTAACATTTCTACATAAGTATTAGCTATGTTTTTATCTGATTGCTGTACCAGCCCGATCCAGGTTGATACTAATGCTTGTACTTTAGGAGAAAGAATATTAGTGTTTAACATATTTTATTGCTTAAACTTTTGTTTTATTGTAGCATTTATCTATGTGTGCTATATTTAGTGATAGCTAAAAAACGACCTTATGTTAATACCAGACTTAATTAAATTACAAATTAAAACGGCAGCTTTAGGGACAGATAAGGAAATCTGTGGCATTGTCATTGATGATAATGTCGTTGTTTTAAATAACATTCATGCTGACCCGGCAAATCATTTTACAATAGCTGCGACTGACCTAGCTAAGTTTAACTATTCAGATATCACTGCCATTTGGCATACACACCATAAGGATGAGCAATCAGGGTATTTTACCTATACAGATATAGAATTATGCCATCAAACGCAAAAACCTATAATTTTATATCATTCTGGCTTTGATGTGTGGGATTACTACGAAGCTAATAACCCAGATCCGTTTCCACTAGAGAAAAAAGACTATACACCTCAAGAATTAGAATTTTATTTAAACACTAGGTTTCATTGGGGACGATCTGATTGTTTTGCTATTGTCCGGCGTTATTTGCTGGGAGTTGTGGGTGTGGATATTGGGGAATTTACTAGAACTAATTTAGATAATTTTCCGCCTGAAGATTATGATTGTCCTTGGAATATGGATAAGTTTAATTTGTTGCCATTGGGAACACAGCCACAATTACATGATGTGTTTGGTGTGGCATTGAAAGGTGGTAGAAAACCTAACCATACAATGATTATGGTTAAACCAGAAGAGAATATTATTTTTCATTCCCCATCAGATACTACAGTATCGAGGGTTGAACAATACGCTGATTATTGGCGTAAAAGAACTATTTTACATGGGAGATTGAAGGAATTATGCTAACAACAATAAAATTAAATGGTGCTTTAAGTAAGGAATTTTTACCTGAATTACAAGCAGATGTACATACAGTTAGAGAGGTAATTAACTTTTTATGTTGCTACTTTGAAAATTTCAAGCATTATGTATTAGGTACTGATTGGGTATACTCAATTATTATAAAAGCACCTAATTGGAAAAGAGAAGTTGATGAAAATTCACCAGAATTATTATTACCAATTACAGGTCTGACAGTAGAAATTACACCCTACGTTCAAGGATCTGGAGATGTAGGAAGATTTATTACTAGCATTGCTATGATCGGTATTGGAATTGCACTGACAACTATTGGCGGTGTGGGTGCAATGGCTGTAAATATGGGATGGGGACTAATCATATCAGGAGCAACAGGACTATTGCAGTCTGTTCTTTTTGGTAATCCTAAAATAGTAGACAATAATAATCAGAGTATTATTGATGACAGACGATCCACGTTTTTTCAAAGTCCAGGATACAGCACTAAAGAAGGTACGCCAATTTCTTTAGTATTTGGGGAAGTTTTAGTTAAAAGCTTTCAAGTTTTATCTGTTGAGATTGATTCTAATTTTACAGCGTAAAGGAACTTGAAAAATGACAAAAGATTTATCGGGTTCAGGTGGTCTTTTTGGTGGTGGTAGAAGTAATAACCAGCAATTACAATCAATAAGACAACAAATTATTGATGCAATATCTGGAGTAACAAATGATAATGTTAAACTTCTTCTTGGTATTTGTGAGGGTCCGATTGGTGGTTTAGTCAATAGTATAAAAGATGTCTACTTTGACAAAACACCCTACATGAACGCTGATGGTACTGTGAATTTTCCTAATGTCTCCATAGGATTAACAGTAGGGGTTAATTCTACATCGCAAGCAGCTAGTTTACCTAGCGGTGTCGCGTCAGATAATCCTGTAAACGTTGACGTTAAATATGGTACACCTATAACTCGATCCATATCTAATGCTGATATTACGCATATTGAAGTTAAAGTAGGGATTCAGCTCCAAACTAATGTAGCAAATGGTGACATTAGGCAGGCAACCATAGGTTTTAATATATTAATAAAAGAAGGTATTAATGGCGCATTTGTAACAAGATATTCATCGGGTAATTTAATAGGACGATATCCAGAACAAGTAGCATTTGACTATCGTTTTGCAGTAAATAGAAATGAGAGTTACTTCGAGGTAAGGGTATTAAAAACAGGACCAGCAGAACCACCAAACCCAATCCCACCAGACACAACTTATATAACTGCTAATTTAAGATGGCTTAGCTACACCGAAATAACAACCGATACCATAGCTTACTTAAATACAGCTATGTTAAGTCTTCAGTTTCCTGCTAAAACGTTTCCGTCTACTCCAGAAATATGGGCAAAGTTGCGTGGCATGATCTGTGAGATTCCTAGCAATGCAAACATTAACACATTAGATAACGGACTTGACTATACAGGCGGATGGAATGGTACTTTTTACACACCTAGCAGATCAACTTCAGATCCCGCTTGGATAGTTTGGAAGCTATTAACTGAACCAAGATTTAATTTAGGTATTCCTAGTCAGTACATAGATAAATATGCACTGTATCAGTGTAGTATCTATAACAATCAGATGGTATCTAATGGCGGTGGTGGGACTGAGCGTAGATTTTCATTTAATACTGTGCTAGGTTCAGGTGGGCAAGAGGTAGTGTTAGAGATGATTCGCGCTATCTGTTCGACTATGTATGCAAAACCGTATTGGAATGGATCACAAATTAGTTTTTGGCAAGATAGACCAACAACGGCACTTCCTAAGATTCTTACAAATGCTGATGTAGAGGAAGGAAAATTTGTCTATCAAACACCTGAATTAAATACAGTTACTACAATTGCTAAAGTATCCTATCAATCAACAGTGGAAGATTGGGAATTGATACCAGAAATAATAGAGGATATCTCAGCTATTCAAAGATATGGGGTGCAAACTGAAGAATATGCCCTATTAGGTGAAACCAGGCGTGGTGCTGCTATTAGATCGGGGCGAAGGACTATTTTAGGTTCGCAACCTAATAATATAACTTTGACTTGTAAAGTTAGAACACGAGCAATGTTTTTTTCTCCTGGTGATGTGATCCAAGTTGCGGATAGTTCAAAGAATAGGATTAGAAATGGTGGTTTAGTAGCAGCCGCAACAGCTAATAGCATAACAATTGATTCTCCATTAACATTGTCATCTAGCACAACTAAAAAGATTTTTTTAACATTACCAGATGAAACAGTTGTAGAAAGAATAATTAGCAATGGTGCAGGAACATTTACAGAAATTACTTTTACTACTCCCTTAACAACTTTACCCGCAACGGAATCACCTTGGCAGGTAATAGACACTATTAGCAGAACGCAACTTTACAGGATTACGGAAGTTAATCCAATTGAGGATAATCTCAATCTATTTGATATTACAGCAAAGACTTATAGTGCTGATTATTATACTCAGATAGAGTCAGGATTAAAAGTTCCGGTGATTGTCCCCGTAGCAAGATTACCTGTTGTTGCAACACCACCTAGCAGTGTGGGATGTAGTTTAAGACAGATTAATTATGGTGATAGAATCAGCTACACATTAATCGCATCTTGGAAACGTCCAACAAGAGTAGTAAATGGTGTTACAGTAGAAGAACCTTATACTGATAGATACAAAGTAGAATTTAAAAGAGGAGAAACTTCTGAATGGGGATCTGCACAAATCACTACAGAGTTATCAGCTAGATGGGAAAATGTAGGTAATGGTTTTTTCTTTGTCAGAGTTGCTGCAATCACTACAAATAATAAAATTAGTACCTTTACTGAAAGTGGGTCATTAGGTCAAGATACTGCTGATTTTAGTAATCAATATTTTACAGTTTTTACAGGAGAATTTTAATGCCACAGCCATACATAGACATAACAGGGGCTACTGCTTATAGAGAAGCGACAGGTAACGGTACTTTAGCAACACCTTATATTCCTAGTTTTACTGTAATTCCTCCTGTCACTACTACGTCAACAATCACTAATGTGGGTGCTACAACATCATCAGTTACACTATTATCATCTAATAGCAATAGAAAAACTGTAATTATTGTTAATGACTCAACCACAGCCGATTTATATATAACACTAAATCCTAGCATAGCTAGTATAAGTAACTTCTCTTTATTTGTAGGGGCTAAAGTGGGTAATACACCAGCTTTTGCGGTTCTAAATGGTTCAGATTATTCTGGTGAGATTCGAGGTATTTGGGTAGTCATATCAGGGACTATAAGTGGAAATGCACGTATAACGGAGATTTCATAATGAGCATCATAGTAAATAATCCAACCAGAAGTGTTAGTATAAATCAAAATTATTTTAAAAACGCAGCTTTTAATGTGATTCAGGGATCCACATTCGGTACGGTGTCCAACTCTCTTTCAGTGCCGACAGCTTCACTAGGATACCCAGGTGAAACTGAATGGGCTATTGCTGCTTCTGGTAACAGTCCAGCTTATGCGTTTAGTTCAGTTAACCAATCTCTAACATTGACAGGCGCAGCATCAACAACAGCTATTCATGTGCTACAACGGATAGAATCAGTTGATGCAATCAGATTGAGTTTAAAAACTGTAACACTAAGTGTAGAACTTAGTAATTCTTTGTTAACAACGGTGACGTGGGAGTTATTTCACCCAACTACTACGGCAAACGTACATGGTACTATTTCATCTCCTACGCAGACTTTAATAGCTGCAGGATCTTGGACAGTTACATCAACACTCACTAGATATAGCACTACTGTCACTTTACCCACTGAAGTATCAAATGGATTAGAAGTGCGTGTAAGAGTAGGAGCGCAAACTTCGGGTACATGGGTAATCTCACGCCCAAAATTAGAAGAGGGGTCTACTGCCACCGCTTTTACTTGTGATGGTTATGCTACAGAGTTAGCTAAGTGCCAAAGGCATTTCTTCTCCCTTCCTGCCACGCCACAAGGATTTCCTTGTCCAAATACAGGCGGATTTGCTGCAACTTACAACTATCCGTTTAAAGTTACGATGTTTCAAGCCCCAGCAGTTGTGCCAACTTATACAGGGACTAGTAATGTTTCTACTCTTGGGACTCCTGTTGTGACCGCCAATGGCTTCAGCACACAGATAGTTGGAACAATTGCGGCTAATACTATCTGGACTATCAGTGCGAATTGTTCTGCTCATATTCCTTAAAGAAAGCGATTTTATCATGAATTACAAATTGACTGAAATTCCTAATACAGTGCTTCGTAGTGATGGATATTTTATTAGTTCCCTTAATAGTGATTGGAAACTTTATGAAAAGTGGTTAGCTGAAGAAGGCAACACTCCTGAACCTGCTGATGTTGTACCACCTATGCCACCGGATTGGGATGGGCTATATCACAGTGTTTTAGCAGGTGAATTAAAACCGCTTTATTTACGTTTGAAACAAGCGGCTAAAACAGATAATATTTTATCTGTTGATTATGTTAATTTTGTGGCTGTTTTATCAAATATTAGAACAGAATCAGCATTGAGAGAATGTCTTGATGAGTTAATTAATGATGGTTATGTGTTAAATGAACAAGAAAAAACGCTTTGGAATAACAATGTTACAGCCTTACATTTTAGTAATTTAGTTAGAATTGAATAAAAAACTACATTGTTAATTTTTATCTATTTTTAGGAGTGTTTTAAATGCCACAGCCGTATATAGATGAAATGGGAGTGACCCATTATAATGATGCTACTGGTAGTGGAACTATTATAGATCCCTATGTTCCCAAGGTTGACATTGCTGGGATAGACTTGTCAAACTTGCAAATAGCCAATGATGAAAATAATCCCGTACCTGTCACTGCTAATAATTTACCCTTACCTACAGGTGCAGCTACATCAACAAATCAATCAACTGCTAATACTTCCCTTGCAAGCATAGATGGGAAAATCCCAACTTTAGTAAATGGCAGACTTCCTGTTGATATTCCTAGTTCTGGGTCTGCCCAAGGACTTGCCTACTTATCCACAGCAACTATTACTCGTGCTGCAAACACAACGCCTTACATAGCTAATGATGTTTATGGATCAGTGTTTGAGATTACTAATATTGGATCTAGTGGAGGCTTTATCTTTCTAAGCAGTATAGATGTTATTTTTAACTCGACTGCTTTACCTGGTGGTATGGGTGGTTTTGCTGTCTATCTCTACTCAAGTTCACCACCATCAGCCATAACAGACAATAACCCATTTAGTATAGCTAGTGGTGATAGAGCGAGTATTATGTCTCTAAACGGTTTTAGCTTGACTGCTTCACTTGCTAGGGGTGGCGGTTCTGTAGTGGCTGAAAGTTTGAATATTAACCAACTATTTAAGTTGGCAAATAACAGCACTTCTTTGTGGGGATATCTTGTAACTTTAGGTGCTTTTAATCCTGCGGCTAACTCTGAAACAGCCACTATACGAGTTAGGAGTTTTGCACCATGAGAACTGCCACTAGAGTAGTGACTTCTAGAAGAACTACAATAGACGATTTACTGCCTAAGTTTTTAGTCTACTTTGATGCTAGTCGCAATATTACTATGGCGACTAGCACTAATATTTCCCAATGGGTTGATAGGGTGTCTGGATTAGTAGCCAGTCAAGCTACTTCTTCTGCACAACCTTTAATTAATAACACTGCAGGGAATCTTTATGTAAATATGAGCAGTAGTAGTCGCTTTTTGACTATAAACATACCTACTCCGTTAAACATAAACACAAGTCAAGCTTATTTCTGTTTTAGTAACGCTGTTTTTTCTTGTACGGTTAATATAATAAATGGTACTACTAGCTTAGAGATAGGAAGAACTTCGTCTCCATACTTACTTAATTCTATAATTATCTTCAATGGGTTTGCTACCCCAGAAGAAGATTTAAGAATAATTGAGTTTTTGAAAACTAAACTTGCTTACAATTCTCAAACTTTAGGTGGGGTGTTTGCAGCTTCAGACAATTCTCTACAGGTAGGAAGAAGAGTTACTAGTATATCCAGTGTTTTTTTTGCTGGTATTACTAACCTTAGTTTTTGTTGGCAGTCGTGCCACTTATTAACTAGCTTTCCATTCATTGATACTTCTAATATCACCATTTTTGATGCGACTTGGCAATACTGCATGGGATTAACTAGTTTTCCACTGTTAAACATTTCTAATGGTACTAATTTTACAGGTACTTGGGATGGCTGCGTAGGACTAACTAACTTTCCACTGTTAGACACTTCTAATGGTATTAATTTTTCAGGTACTTGGGGTAGTTGTAGAGGACTAACTAGTTTTCCATTGTTAAACACTTCTAAAGGTACTAATTTTAGTAATGCTTGGCGGTTCTGCTCAAACTTAACTAATTTCCCTGCAAACTTTTTTGATAGCTGGGTTGGTAATCCTGTGGCAAGTTGTTTTTTTAGAACTTGGGACTCTTGCACAAACCTTACTGCTCAATCTGTAGAAAACATATTAGTTTCCATTGCTTTTTCTGGTAAATCTGCACCTGCTGGTGCTACGGGAACACAAGCTGATATTACTATTACTTATGCTACTAATACCGGATCTCTTTCTACTGCGACAACAAATGCAATTACTACCCTCAAATCAAGAGGATGGAAGCCAACAATTAACGGAACTTATGTTTAAGGATTTAATAAAATGAACAAACAAGAATGGTTGCTTACTCAAATTAAAAAGTTCCCTAAATTATCTGCTAGGGAACTTACGGCAAAATTGAATGATAAAGTATTAGTTGATAATCCAGAACCACAACAACAGGTAGCTGTGTTGCCTTCTTTAGCTGAAGTATTGGCTGTTGTCAATCCACAGGAAGCTTTTAATATATCAGAAACTCGAACTTATGACAGGATTTTAGAGGCGTTTAATCAGAGAAATACTTCTAATCTAATTAGCTATTTAGGTGTTCTGAAGGGTGGTAATGTCTTGTCAGAAAGTAGTTATGATAAGTTAATTAATTTACTGCAAAAGACGCAATTAGATCCAAGTTACCAATCTCAAGTCTC